GCCCCACCTTACCGGGTCGGGGGTCTATTGTTTCTCTATCTCTTACAATTCGCGACGTATCCTCAATCGGTCGGGGCCGAACTCGTTGGTCGTAGGTTACCTGACGGTAACTATGGGACCTTTATTCAGACGAGTTCGACTAACTATAAGAAATGCTACTCAGGCAGCATTGTGCCTGTTTTGGGTAGCCTCCCCTCCTATGCCACGAGTTTAGGCTCCTCTGAGTCTATTCACCGTGACACGGATGTGGGATCTTATGTTAATCCCGATGATCTCTCCTCCCTCGGGGCCGTCGCTTGGAACAAGCTACGGCCAAAAGTTGAGAAAGCTTCTCTCCTTCAGGACATTTATGAACTGAAGGATGTTCCGGGAATGCTCAAATCGACAAAATCCGTTGGTACGGTTCTCCGTAACACCGGCGAGTTTGTCGGTTCCCTCAAGGGACTTGCCAAAGACCACCACTTAAAGTGGAAGGCCTTAGGCGGAGCTCTTGATGGAGCCTGGAAAGCGGCCCCTAAGCTAGTCGCAGAACAATTTCTCAACGTTTCCTTTGGATGGAAACCGTTCGTCGGCTCTGTCGTGAAAACTTGTGACGCTGTTCTTTTTATGGAACAGTATATTGCAGACGCTGAGCGCTACAATAACAAGTGGCAGAACCGCCGTTTCGCCGAGGATTCGATTATGGACGAGTCTGTTGTCTATGGTTCCTACGGAACGTCTGTACCTCTCTGCAGCCCAGTAATGAGCTCAGATATCGTACTACCTTTCTCCTGCCTCTTTGAGGTTCGGAGACAAAGGATGACGCGCGTTTGGTACGAAGGACAGTTTAAGACTTATCGTCCACAATTCGATAAGGGTCTAACTACGGGTTACCCGTCTGTTAGAAAGTTGCGTCAGATGATAACCCTTTTGGGGTTGGACCTAAACGCAACGACCCTGTATAGAGTAACTCCGTGGACCTGGCTCGTTGACTGGTTTGTCAACGTGGGTGATAATGTGCAGTCCTTAGAGGACCACATCACCGATTCCGTGGCCGCGAAGTATGCGTACATTATGCGCTCCACGTACGATCGATTTGAATACCGTATTCAATTCAAAACGTACACCGGGCAGGTTGTTGAATGTAAATTCTACAAGTCTGCCTCTGTGAAGCGCCGTATGTCCGCGGATAGCCCATTTGGTTTTACCCTCCTGGGAAAAGGATTTTCCTCTTTCCAGCTAGAAATAATGGCAGCTCTTGGCCTGTCTAAGGCTAAGTTCGGCCATGGTCGCTAAGCGTGTTTTCTATCTGGCCGTCTTGGGACCACTGCCAGTGCGCTTGGTATAACAATCCCTGAAAACTCAAGGAAGGTCAACTCTATGTCACTTGCAGACCCAACAGTCGTCACAGTTAATACAGTTGCTAAGTCGATGCCTCGCATCTCAACTGGAAGTCTTTCCAGTTCTTATGCTTTGGCTGATCGTACTTACCAACTCAACGTCTCTCACCAAATCACCAAGGATGGCCGTTTTCGGCACACCGTGGAGATGGTCGTGAAAAAGGTTGCTGCTGATCCGGTTTCGTCGGTAAACGATTCCGTTCAGACAACCTACCGATTCCTCATAGACCGTGAAGCTTTCGGCTTTTCGGCTACGGAGATCGGTTATGACGTTGCAGGCCTAACGGCCTGGCTTAACTCGAACATCGCAAAGATTTTCGGTACTGAGTCGTAAGACTCTCTCCGATCCTTTCGTGTTCGTTCGGTGCATTTGCAGTCGAGTGACCGCTGTTGGAGCCCGACGGGGGCTGCGAGTACGTTGAGTTTGAAGTCTTTCCTCCGTAAGGAGGTGGCTTGAAAAGCAACGTTCGCACGGGAAACCGTGCTTTCGCTGACCCAATTGAGGTGCTGTACGCGGTCTACTTAGACGCCTACAGCAAGTGTCCTGCCGAAGTCTCCCGTGATTTACGTGATTGGAAAACAATCCAATCACGGGTCAAGAGTGAAGGCTTGTCATTCCTGACAATAACCTTGCCGTCTTTTGCAAAAGACTTCGAAAGAAGTCTAGCAGACGGTGTAATTGCCCCAACGTTCTTCGAAAGGTTTCGGAAAACGGGACGAATCCCTGCATTTTTGCAAGGGCTCGTCGGGCATCTCTTTGACCGTGAGACAGGGAGGTTGAAAGATGAAACTCCAACTACCCCCATCCTCGTCGAATCGGTTAGGCAGATTTGCCTACTATTCAAGAAGGTGGAGATACCTTGCACCCCTTACAGGGAATACAAGGCGCTGGAGAACTTCGTTCAAGTTGAGCAAGCTAATTCTGAGTTTTGCTCCGCAGATACAGATTTATCTGCTTTTGCAGCTGTGTCTGATGTGCTGTGGGGTAGTGTGCTACGTAGTATATCTACTAGCATGTTTACACCTCGGCACGGTCCCGGAGCTACCGCCGAACGTGTTTCCGGAAATCGGAAATATGTCTGGCAGTATTGGCCTGAGCGTCTCGATGATTTCTTTCCTTTCTTCGAGTATGCGTACTCAATGAGTGCATACTTGGAGTCGGATAGAGTTACCGAGATTGTTACGCTTACGCCCCGAGATAGTGAGATCCCCGTTCGGGTAATCACTGTCCCGAAAACTCTGAAAGCCCCTCGTATCATTGCTATCGAGCCTGTTTGCATGCAATATGCACAACAGGCCATTCAGTCTTCCCTTTACAGGGCGATTGAAACTCATTTCCTGACACGTGGTCACGTTAATTTTAGTGATCAGTCAGTGAACCAGAGGTTAGCACTGAGTTCATCACTCGACGGTCGGTTTGCAACGATCGATCTTAGTGATGCATCAGACAGGGTTCTCCTGTCTACTGCATCGCTTATGTTTCGTCAACATCCCGATTTATGGGGGTTCATCGAAGCATGTCGAAGTGAGAAGGCGGAATTGCCGGACGGCCGAATTATCGGTCCGCTGTTTAAATTCGCCTCGATGGGATCTGCTCTCTGTTTTCCGATAGAGTCCATGTTGTTCTACACTATTTGTGTAGTGGCTCTATTGGAGAGCAGAAACCTACCCATAAACCTGCGTAACGTGAGAACCGTCTCTCGTGACGTATACGTCTATGGTGACGATATTATCGTCCCCACAGACGAGGCAGGAATTGTTATCGATCACCTGCAGAGGCAAAACTGTAAGGTGAATAGCGCCAAAACTTTCCATTCCGGAAAATTTCGGGAAAGTTGCGGTGTAGATGCTTATTCCGGACATGACGTCACTCCGACGTATATCAGGACTTTGCATCCGAATAACAAGCAGCAGACTCGGGAGCTGATCTCATGGATCGCTACGGCTAACCATTTCGCAAGAAAGGGTTATGCTCGTACCGCATCTCTCATGTTTTGCACATGTGAGAACATACTCGGGCCTTTGCCCGATGTGACATGGGACAGTCCTTGTCTGGGAAGGGTATCTTTTCCAGGGTTCCATTCTCCCAAGAGAAGGGTGAATGGTCAAATCCAGACCTTTGAATATCTGGTCTGGTGCCCGTCCATAGTCTACTGCAGTGACCATGTAGACGGATACCCCGCTCTCACGAAATGTCTACTGAGACTTGAGCACGGTAGCTCAGGCCCTCCAGAAGATATTTCGTTATTTCGGTGGTCTCTTGGTGATGTTTCAACCATTGACCATCGTCATTTGGAGAGAACTGC